GGTACCCGGTTGTCGGTGGGGACGACCATGGTGTGCAACTCGTGCTTGGGGACGGCGTAGCGGGCGCGCTGAGGACCGGGCACCAGGCGGCCACCGGCCAGTTCGAGGGCGCGGCGTACGGCGCTGTCGGCGGCGTAGAACAAGGGCTCGTGCACGTACACGGCTGAGGCGGCGAGCTGCCCCAGCTTCTGGCCCTTCTTCGCCGGTGCACCACCGGCCTCAGCCTCGGCAACCGACGGGAGGCCGGGCAGTGGCCGGTTCCCGGCGTCGGCCGGTTCGGTGCCTGCCGTGTCGTAGCCGGGGTCGCCCGGGTTGAGCATGTCTCCGCCTTCGGGCTGCGGAGGGGCTGGCGGTGCAGGCAGGGCGATCTTCGGCAGGCCGAGGATTTTCTGCACGGCGGGGTCGCCTGCGTAGGCAGGCTGCGCGAGGACGAGGGCCTTGACGAGGTCGTACTGCAATTCCTTGTCGTCGGGGGCGTCGTCGTCGTTGAAGGCGGCGTTGTCGCGGGCGGCCTTCTTGCTGATGATCTGCTTCTCTTGGAACTGGAGTGCCTGGTCGGAGCGGTTGGGGCGGACGGTGAGGGCGGCGATGTCGAACCAGAGGGTCTTCTTCTCGGGGTTCTTGACGCCTGCTGCTTTGAGGGCGGGCTGGAAGTAGCCGACGTTGAGGGCGTCGGCGAGCTGGATGAGCAGCGGCTCGATGTGGATCTTGATCGAGGATTCCTCGATCTGCCACCCCGACCAGTGATTGGTGCCGCCCATACCGGTCAGCACCTCGGGCGGAATGTCCAGCGACATCGCCATCCGCTTGACGGCCGCCTCGCGCATCGCCGTGATGTGCTCGGAGATCTGCGAGTCGAACGTCAGATGCTTGATCTTGTCCAGGGCCTCGACGGACGCCTGCAACATGATCGGCACCAGCGCGGCGGCGCTGTCGCGCTGCTGCAACGACGTCGCCATCGTCCGGGTCAGCACAGCCGTCAGACCCTCGATGCCGGTCGGGTCGTCCGGCTGCCGGGGGAAGTCGATGTTGTCGGGCAGCAGCAGCATGCCCGCACCGGCGAGCCGGGAGTCCAGCTCGGCGAACACCCGCTTGGTGCACTGCTCCAGCTCCCGCAGTACCGGCAGGATCGCCCGGGTGGTGGAGTCGGCGGCGTCGTGGCGGCGCGGGTGCGGGTTCCACGCCCGGATCAGCAGGTCCTTCTTCGGGTCCAGCCGGTACGTGCCGCCGCCGTGGGTGATCGACCGGCGGACCATGATGTCGTCGCCCCGGCGGAACACCTCGGACGAGGAGCACACGTACCACTTGTCGGTGTCGGCGGTGCCGTCCTGGCCGGTGTTCTGGTAGCCCTCGGCGACGATGAACACGTCCCCGGCGACCATCATGTTCACGCCCATCAGGCGTTGCGCCTGCGCCTTCGCGGCAGGTGAGCCGAACATCGTCTCGGCGATCAGCTTGGCCTGGAGGTCGCTGGTCTCATCACCTACGGTGCCGTCGTCGGAGACGTCAGCGGCGTACAGGCGGCAGCGAGAGACGGCGTTGCCGATCCAGTTTACGACAAAGCGCAGCTCGCCGCAGATGTCGTAGTGCCTCCATGACTCCCACTGCCAGCGGTGGTCGCCGAGTTTGAACATCTGCCAGGAGGTGGCGTCGCCGAGGTTGATGGGGACGGCGGCGGCGGTGAGGGCCGCCGGGCGCGTGCCGGGGCCGTCGATCCCTCCGGCCGGAACGGTCTTGCGCTTCAGCAGCCCCACTCCGTCTATCCCTTCACGCGGGCGAGAGCACCGGCAGCACCCGAGAGCGCCAGGACGAGGGCGGGCACGAACAGCCACCAGTGATGGCCGTAAGCGTAGATGATCGGGGCGGCGGGGAGGGCCAGCCAGATCGACACGCACCAAGGGCATGCGACCAGGTAGGCGATCAGCTCGTGGCCGCGCTCCTCCAGCGCGTCGATGAGGCGCTGGCGGGGGGTGCGGGTGATGACGTCGGAGGTGACGAGCAGGACGGTCCGCGCGAAGGCGAGCAGGTAGATGGCGTACAGCATGGAAGAGCCGGGCATGGCCACCATCGTAGGTGGTCATGCCCGGCTCCTGCGCTGGTAGTCAGCCAGCGCATCCCTCCGCCTGACAGGCCATGCGAGGGGAGGTCAGCTCTCCAGCAGCAGTGCGTCGAGGAACGCAAGCAGCGCTGGCTTCATGCCGGGGTGGCGCGCAAAGGCGGCACCAGGCACCCACGGGTGCTCCTGGTCGACTTCCCTGCGCGCCATCTGAGCAGCCTGGGCAATGCCGTCAGGGATCAGGGCGGCGGCCACAGGGCGCATCTCCTGGTCGAACGACCAGTGCCTGATGCCCTGCTGCTCGGAGAACTTGTGGTGCTGGACCATGCGGGCGGCTACTCCGGCGTACGCGTCGGCCTGGCCGTCAGGTACCTCGAAGATGATCGCAAGCTTCATGGCGTTGCCTCCTAGAGAACCTTGATGCCGGTGATCTTGTAGGGGCGGTCCTCGACGATCAGCTTGACGGCGAGGTCGCGCAGGGTATGCCAGGTTTCGCGGCGCGTCTGGTTGTGGAAGACCACTGTGCCGACTCGGGAGTCGAGAGTGACGCGGTAGAGCTTGCGGCCGTTCCACTTGCGGCCTACGCGGACGGTGTCGATGGTGATCATCAGTTGGTCCGGCTGGTGATGTCCTGCTTGGCGCGCCAGGCGTCGCCTGCTTCGGTCATCAGGTTGTCGGTCAGGGTGATGGCGTCGGAGTCGCGCCCCTCGTGGACGGCGGTGAGGGCGGCGAGGTAGTCGGCCGAGTTGTCCAGGGCGGTCCGCTCGGTGTGGTGCATGGAGCGGATCTCGCGGGTGAGGCGGTAGTAGGCGTTCATCCGGTCTTTGTTGTTCATGGTGTCCTCCTCGATCTGTCTGTGTACAGCATACAGCCCGCCTGACAACTCTGTCAAGCGGGCTGTATGAGAGGGCGGGTCAGAAGCTGACGGAATCCTCGTCCTGGTCGGCGGGCGCAGCCACGGCGTCGCCCATCTCCTCCGGCTTGATCACCACAGCACCGGCCCGCCGGACCTGCGACGCGGCGGCCCGCTGCACGACGGCGTCGTCGGAGCCCTCGAACACGCGGACCTGCACCTGGTAGGTGCCCGACACCGGGACCTGGAGAGTGCGGTACTGGAGCGCGGGCAGCTCCTCCAGGCCCAGGTCGGTGACGGCCTTCTTGGCGTACAGGTAGGACCAGCCCTGCGCCGAGACGCCCTCGATGAGCATCTTGCGGGCCGCGTCCTTGAACGCGCCCAGGTCGGGCACCGGCTCGGTGTTCGGCTCGGGGTCCTCGGGCCCGGCGTAGAAGGTGATGTCGGCGGCGGTCACCGGCGGGTCCTGGTGGAACTTGACCTCGTAGACGTTGTCGCAGTGGCCGTGGTCGGTGATCTGCCCGGCGGCGGCGATGCGCTGCACGTGCTCCAGGAACTTCTCGGCGGCCTCGGCGCGGGTGCTGGCCTCGACGGTCTTGCCGAAGACGCCGGTGATGGGGACGTTCATGCGGTAGGTGCTGGAGCCGGTGACCTGCTCCGCGCCGAGGGTGCGCAGCCAGGCGTTGGCCCAGTCGCGGTCGATGCCCGCCGCGACGGCCTTGGCGGTCCAGGCGGTGATCTTCTTGCGCAGCTCGTCGGCGATGACGGCCTCGGTGTAGGCGTCCTTGTCGCTGCTGTCGATGTCCATGCTGGAGTCCTCCTCCGGTTGGTTCTGTCTGCCGTCAGCATACACGTGCTTGACGAGTGGTGCAAGCGGCGAGGGCAGGACTTGAACCTGCATCGTTCCGGAATATGCTCCGGCGCTCTACCTACCAGCCTCGGACGTCACTCCGCTGGCATTGAGCTACCTCGCCATGGTTCCCCTACGGGGAGGTTTGCTACCGGCCCGGCTTCAAGCCCGTGATCTCCACCGGGACCTCCTCACTCCGGCTCCCGGACCTGACGCCCGAAATAGAAGAGCCGTTCGACCGTAGGGGCCAGTCATATCCCCCAGGGACTCGCGTCCAGGGCGCTGGGAGAAGTGCCCCATGGTGGACTCGAACCACCTCGCCTCCCCTCGGTGGGGCGGCTTTGCCAGGTGACGGCGCGCAGGGCGAGCGCTCGATCCACTTACCGTCGGGGCCTTTGTTCTATTTTGATCGTATCCTGCGGGGTGTTTCCCCGTGTTTTCTGGCACCCGTACCCGCCAGTAACCTAATTCGGGGCCGATTTCCGGCGTACGCGCGGAACACGCACCAAGTGCCGGACATCGTCGGCCCACCCGAAGCAGGCCAGACACGACGACCCGGTCCCCTTATCGGCGGCGTGCCGGTGCGGGGTGTCGGTACCGGCGAGCGCACCGACCCGCACCACGCTATTCGGGCCGAGACGCACAAACCGGGGCGGGGCCTCAAGCGCGACGGTCACTGCCAGCGCTCCTTCGCTACCAGCTTCGCGGCGGTGGCCTCGTTCGCCTCACGGCGGATCTCGTCGGCCCAGTCGCTGAGGTAGGCCATCAGCCACTCGCAGACCTCGCCAACGTCGTTCCCGCAGGTGTGCACAGCGGCGAGCGCAACACCGACAGCCTCGCCGAGCTGGATCGGCCCCTCATCCCCGGCGCGAGGCGGAGGCTCCCACTTCGGCGGGTCGTAGGCGTTCGGCATCATTCCCCCTTCCGGCGGAGCGCGTCGGTGATCAGCTTCAACACGTTGGCGGGCTGCTGCTTCGGCTTGGGCTTCTTGCGCATGCGCAACTCCTTCGCGACGGTCGGCATCCGCTTCGGCTTCGGCTGCTGCTTCGTCTTGTCGGCGATGAGTTTCCGCACGTTCTTCGCGGGCTTCTGGTCAGCCATTTTGCCTCCTCTTAGGACGCGTGGTAGGTCGCCAGACGACAAAACCACGCCGTGGCCACGGGGATTTTTGATCGCGTCGTCTGGCGACCCGCCGACCGGTACAACGGCATGCCGCATGCCTGCGGGTTTCCCCGGTCGACAGCACGTCCCGGATCATGGGCCCCGCTCACTGGCGCTGGCCTACCTGGTGCGTGCATCCGTGGCGACGGGAGGACTTGAACCTCCGGCCTTCGCGTGTCGTAGTACTCCGGCACGCGCTGCTCTACCGCTGAGCTACGTCGCCTTGCTGGGCGGTCCAGGGCCAGTCTCCGTCTGGTTTCAGCCACGCTGTGCACGGCGATTCCGCTGACCTTGACGGTGCCCCTGGACCAGTGCCACGGGAGGACTCGAACCTCCAACCCAGGGCTTTGGGCCCCAGCTCTGCCATTTGAGCTACGCGGCGGTACTTGGCCTATCAGGGTCTCCGGGGCATGCCCCCAGCTCACCGTGCTTCCCGTGTCCGGGCGGTGGGTCCTTCCTGGCCGTTCCTGTTACCAGGCCCGTTGTGGTGGGCCGGACCTTCGGGAAGCGCCAGCCCCGTCCCGTACGTCGTGCCGAGCTTTACCGGCGGTACTAGCCGCTTTTGCTCCCGGTCCCCTCACGTACGAACACGGTGGTCACCTCGTGACCCTGGACGGATTTGAACCGCCGACCTCCTGCCGTGAGGCAGGTGCTCTATCCGGCCCCTGTGATCCCTTAAACGGGCTCCGGGGCGCTGCTGAGCTACAGGGTCCGCCGGGTGCTCGGGTCCGGCGGCATCGGTTGGCACCAGGCTGAGCAGTCGTCGAGTCCCGCCGAGCCTGTCGGCCGCTAGTCGATGACACCTGGTGTTCCTTCGCGAGGGGAAGCCGGGCGTCGAACCCGGGCCAGGGCTTTCGGCCCTGCGCTCCCTGCCTTCCCCGTTGTTCAGTTGGTCTTGGGCTGCGGGTCGTCGATGAGCAGGAGGGCCAGTTCGTCGGTCTGCTCCTCCTGCTTGTCCTGCTGCTGGTAGGCGGCGATGGCGGCCTGGCGGACGCGTTCGATCTCGGCGTCGATGACGGCGCGCAGGGGGTGCAGGGAGATGCTGCCGTCGGGGGCGGTGATGGTGAAGTACAGCTCGGTGCTGGTGACCGCCTCGTGCACCCGGCCTTGGACGACCTGGTACAGGGTGATGGTGCCGGGCATGGTTCCTCCTCATGGTCGGGTCTGTCGAGGGGAGAGCAGGACTTGAACCTGCACTTTTCCGGGTCTACCCCTTAGCCTCTGCCAATTGGGCTACCTCCCCAGGTGAGGGACAGCGCCGGGATACACCCCGCTGGTGCTGCCACTGTCCCTCGGCGGTGCACCGGTGCCATCACCTCCGGCGTTACAGGAGCGGTCCCCTGCTCATGGCGGTCGTGCATCAGGCGGCTTACCGGTTCGTCTCGCGGACGCCACCTGACTTGCCCGGTTTTCGTCTCCGTCAACACCCCGGCGGGTGTGCACAACTAGCTCACGGGCGTTTGCTGGTCTTGGTCAGCCCTGCGGGGCCTGGTCCCACGCCGTGCCGCCGTCCGGCTCGGCGGGCTCGGCGGGCTCGGCCGTCTTGGGGGTGGTGGTGGCCACCTTGACGGGGGTGAGCCGTACGACGCCAGTGGCCACGTTGCGGGCGGCAGTGTAGTGAGTGCCCGGCGGGACGATCCCGGCCAGGTTGAGCATGCCGTCCTCGTCGGCGACGTACAGGGTCAGCTCCACAGGGGTTCTCCTCAGGGTGTGGATGTGTTCGGGCGGTGCGGGAGGGACCGGGCGGCCCTAACCTCCCGGACGCGGCCTACGGGGGCAAGCATCGCGTCCGGGGTTGACAGACCGAGGAGGCGTGAGCCTGCCCCGGTCCCTCCCTGTATCTCGTGACCCTACACCATCTCGCACAGGGGCTGATCCTGTACGGGAGGGGTTTGCGGGCCACGGGCTCGGCGGGCCTGGACCTCGGCCCGCAGGTGGCTGAACAGGTTCTCCCAGTCGAAGTCGGCGGGGATGCTGTCGACTTCGACGTCGTGGGTTTTCTCGGCCAGCGCGCCGACGAGCCAGGCTCGGTCGCTGTTGTCCGCGTCGTTCTCGCCCATCAGCGTCTGCGACATCGGCCCATAGTGCCAGGCGTCGCGGCCTGCGCCTACGGCTCCTGCGAACCAGTCGGTCAGGTCGAGCTGGCTGGCGATGCGGTGGGCGACGAGACGGTTGATCGTGTCGGCGATTCCGGCGTCCATGGGTTCCTCCTCGTTCCGGTCTGTCGTGTTCCACGTTAGTCGGGGCCGAGGGCACTGTCAACCCCTAGCAGACAACTTCGTCAGTTTTGCCTTGACATCTGCCGGGCATGCGTCACCCTTGAAGGAGAAACCCCCGCAGGAAGGACGGAGGTAGCAGCGATGGAGACGCTGGAGAAGGACACGATCGAGAACCCGGTCATCGACTCGTGGCGGCGCACCTACAAGCCGACACGGGACCAGATCGCCTACGCAACCGACCTGTGCCGTTCCGAGCTGCCGTACGCCGAGCGCGTCCGGACCATCCGCACCTTCGACGTCATGGACTCGGGCGGCATGTCCGAGCTGATCGACCGGCTCGCCGGGGTCCGGCAGGCCCGGCTGGCACGTCTTCGGCGTGCGCGGCGGCGGGGGCGGGGCGTAGCATCGAGGCGCTGATGGCCGAGCCCGGTTTCGGGTCCTCCGTCTAGGGCGGCAGCCTCCTTTACCCCCGTACGGGAGCTGGGTCTGCCGGGTCCGCCCGGCCGGGACAGGTAAGGGCGTAAGTCGGCCAGCTAAAACGTTCTCGGTTCCAAGTCAGGCCCGGCCCCCTTTTCACCAGGGGCCGGGCCTGACTCATGTCCGGATATGGGGACGGCCGGAGCCCCTGGCGATTCGGGGTAGTCCGGCCGTTTTTAGTGTCGCAGCACTGCCGCGATTCATCCCACAGACCGCGACCGGAGGCGGTGAGCCCGGCGGCGTCCTATGGCCGGGAGTCTAGCCGTACGGGGAGCTGACAGGCATCACCACGTTTGCGGGGGCGGAGATGCGGATCAGCTTGTTCTCGTGGCCCATCAGGTACAGCCCAGCCTGGACCAAGGCGTCGATCCGGTCGGGGGAGGCGGCGTCCTCGGGCACCCACGTGCACATCTGGTCTTCCAGCTCGATGAACGTGCCAGCGTGGTGCCAGCGGTTCTGCTCGTAGCGCGAGGCGACCGGCTCGGCGCGCAGCTTCTTGCCTGCCAGCGAGGTGACTTCCTTGACCGGCGGCGGCCCAGGCTCGAACAGGCCTTCGCCTTGCATCTCCTTGTACGCGTCGGTGACGACCTGCATGAGCCACTTCTTGCCCATGTTCGTCTCGATGATCAGCCAGGTCGCGCCCCAGGTGCGGAAGGTTTCCCAGGCTAGCCGTGCGGCGGCGTGCCCGACGATCTTCTTGGTGCCGTCGGCGAGGACGTAGTCCTGGCCGTTGTAGTCGCGACCGGCGACGATGAGGCCGGTCTCGTCTCCGGAGCCGGTTGCGCCGGGGTCCATGGAGACGACGATCTGCTTCAGTTCAGGCAGCTCACGGGGCTTCACCCGATTGTTTTCGATCATGGGGCGCTCCCAGAGTGCGCCCTCGACCTCCTCGATCAGGTGGCCGTACAGCTCCTGCAGCCCGGCGCGGGTGCCCTCGTAGAGCTTCTTCAGCTCCTCCACCACGTGCTTCGACAGGTTCATGATGTTGTCGAAGATCGACCCGGTGGTGATGACGACCGTGCCGTCGGTCTTGTGCTTCCACTCGATCAGCAGCTTGATCGGCTTCGGGGTGGTGGTGATGACCGCGCGCGGGTGGTCGTCGATCAGCGGGGCCCGAAGCGACGGCAGGATGCCCTCGTACCAGGCATTCCACGTGTAGCGCCACTTGGCCAGCTCGTCGGCCCACAGCCCAGCAGCGTTGTAGCCACGCCCGACGTCGGCGTTGTCCGCGCCCTCGAAGTAGATGATCTGCCCGGAGGCGAACTCGATCATCAGCTTCGGGGACTTCCAGTAGTGGTACTCCTTGTCCTTCAGTACGGCCGCCGCTGGCCGCTTCGTGTAGCCCATCCTGGTCAGCACCGACAGGATGCCGGAGTTGCCCTCGATGCACGCGGTGCGGCAGTCGTTGAGGGTTTCGGCGATGACCAGCCACTCGGTGCGCTGCCCGAACACGTCGATGGGGTGCTTGAAGACGCGGTCGAGGAGGTCTTCAGCGCCGGTGCGGGTCTTGCCCCAGCCTCGGCCGGACAGGATCAGCCAGACCAGCCAGTCGCCGGGGGGCTTGAACTGCTCGGGGCGGCCGACCCACCACCACGCGCCCTTCTGGATTTCTTCCAGGGTGTCGCGGGACTGCTGCTTGAGCCAGGCGCTGCGCAGGGCGGCCGGGAGCAGGGCCAGCTTCTGGGCGGCGGACAGACTCATGATCGAAAACTATCCCGAGATGCGGCCCCAGCAGACACAGCAGTCCGCGTCTTCGGGGATGAGGTGGCCTTCCCGGCGCAGCCCGTCGATGCACCCGGACGACGGGCACGGGTGCTCATGATCCTGCACGGGCTCATTGAGGACCATGACGCCGTGATAGCCGAGGGCGTCCAGGGCGTCCACGATCTCGGTCTGCGACACGTCGCCGTCGGTGGCGAGGACAAGGTAGAACCGCTGAGTCTGCATACCTCGGTAGAACGTCGCACCGTCCGGTCTTGTCCGGTGCGGTCAGAGGGGGTCGCCCGGCCGCCCGGCACACGGACGACCCCCTCCCGCGCCAGCGCCTTCACTGCGGAGGAGGAGTTGCAGGAAGGGCGGCGTCCAGTGCGCGAGTCGCCTCCTCTGCGCTCGCGGTCAGCTCCTCGTACCCGGCGGCCAGCTGCTCGGGAGTCATCCGGCCGACCATGGCGTCGAGGGTCTGCATGATGCGCTCGTGCTGCACGCCGACCTCAACACGCATCTGCGCCTTGCCGCCGTCGGCGGCGGAGGTGGTGGACGTGACCGTGACGGTCGGCGCGGGGGCGGCCCCGCCCTTCATCGTCTCCAGGCCCAGGGCGGCGCGTTCGATCCTCGCGGCGGTGTCCATCATCAGGATCAGCGCGTGCGGGGAGATCGAGTTGATGTCCAGGGTCTCCAGGCGCTCCAGGGCCTTCTTCATCAGCGTCTGGGCGGCCTGGGCGTGCTTGATGGCCATCTCTTCGCGCTTGCCCTGGAGGCGGATGGCGGTGATGCGGTCCTGTTCGGCGTCCCACCGGCCTGCACGTTCGACCCACTTGTTGTACCGGGCGATCCGGGCGACGGTCGCGTACGTGTAGTCGACCATGGTGGCGACCTGGGCGACAGAGCGGATACGCCCGTGGTCGCGGTACATCTGGAACAGGCCGTAGTTGCGGTTGGTCTCGGCGGGCTGCTGTTCCCACACGTCGATGCCGGGGTTCAGCTCAAGGGCGCGCCGCTCAAGGGCGTCCAGGATCTCGGGGGACCTGGTGTGGTCGTTGCTCTTGCGCTCACGTCGGGTCATGGGTGGGCTCCTCCTGCTGGAGCCCACCCTACCGGTCAGGGGATCAGGAACGCGGTGGTGCGGTCGTACCAGGACTCGGCGGCCTGGACGGCGGCGAGGTGCTGGCGGGTGACGGGGAAGCCGTAGCGGGTGTGCTCGCGGATGACCTGCCGGGCGCGTTCCAGGGCGACGGCGGCGGCGAAGCGGTCGACGGCGGCGATGAAGCGGGGACGGGGCATCATTCCTCCAAGATCTAAAACGAATGCTAGACGCCGGGCCAGAGCAGATCGGCGGGAATGTCGACGGCGCTCATCGCCTCAGCCCATACCGCCGAGGCGTTGGCCCACAGCTCGGCATCGTCGGAGATCAGCGGGGGGATCTCGCCGGGTGGCAGAGTGCGACCGGTGGGCCGGTAGACGAGGGCGTCGGTGCGGCCCCGGTCCATGGTCGTCTCGCCGTGCCACTCGTACAGGTACGCAACGAACCCGCCGGAGAGCCAAGCCGACCAGACGATCTGTACGGGGGCGGCGATGTCGGGCGGAACGAAGGCGACCTCCTCGCCGTCGAACGGTCCGCCGACGAGACGGAGACGAGCCCAGTTGCTGGACGGGGTATGCGGCCATGCCCAGTTAGCCACGGAGAGCCCGCCAGATCCTGATCGGATGGCGAGCTTCCTTCACGTATCCGCATGGTGCGCCGTAGCACCACCGGGACAGACGCCATCGGCCGATCCTCAGCTCCCAGTGCTTGATTTTCCAGCGCATGCTCATCTCCTACGTCGTTTTTGATCTTGGCATTGGGTGAAGTGGCAGGGATTCCCGCGGAAGATCCCCTCGTACTGCCCGGCGTCCTCCTGCTTGTAGAACGCCCACAGCTTGCCCTTGTGCCCACAGTGCGAGCGGACCAGCCAGGAGAACGAGTCGTCTCGCGGGGCCCGCTCGTCGGGCGGCCACTGGCCGTCGGGCATCGGCCTGATCGTCCATACGACGCCCCAGGAGTGCTTCTGCGGGCACGCGGCGTCGGGGTGGTGCTTGTGGCCGCACTTCGTGCAGACCGGCCAGTGCACGGACTCGTCAGGCTTCGGGGTACGGCTCGGCATGGGTCATCCCTCAGGGACAGGCCAGCCCCCGGCCGGGACCTGATTGGTCAACCGTGCCGGGGGCTGGCGGATGGGGGCTACTCCCAGCGGGGGACCTGGGTGGAGCGGCGGCGCTGGTTGTACAGGGCGACGACGATCCGGGCGACCTGAGTGGAGAGGTCGCCGGTGCTGGTGGCCTTCTGGCCCCGGGCGTTGCCGATCAGCCCGTTCGGGCCGCCGGGGAACTTGCCGAGCCGGACGACCAGGTCGTCGAGGTCCATCTCCGCGCCGTACCGGGCCATGATCCGGCCGACACCCAGCAGGATCGACGCCTGCACGCCGTCGCCCTGGTGGCCCCACGCGTGGGTGATGACGTGGATGGTGCGCTTGAGGGCGTCCGGGCCGAAGCCGTAGACCCGTTCGAGGGCGGCGACGGCGGTCAGGCGGCCCTCGCCGGTGTAGGGGCTGATCTGCCAGCCGTTGCCCGCCAGGATGTCGCGCATGTGCAGCACGGCGGGGTCTTCTTCGATGCAGGCGACCAGGAAGTGATCGACGCGGGACGGCTTCTGCGCGGTGTTCAGCTTCCGGAACAGCGCGGCCTCTTCCAGAAGGGTGAGGTCGTGGTACTCCATCGTCATGAACGTGCCGCCGTACTTGACGGCTTCCATCAGCCGGTAGCGGTGCTGGCCGTCCACGGTGTGGATGCGCTTGGCCGAGCGGTACGAGGTGGTCAGGACGCCGATGGCGGCGGGGTCGAACACGGGGATCAGGGTCTGCACGCGGTGCTTGTTCAGCGACCGCTGCACCTCGGGGTCGACCCAGAGGTCGCCGACCTTGCGCTCGACCATCTTGAACGTCGGGGTCTTGGGGTTGCTCACTGGCTAACCTCTTTCATCTGCTTGATCTTCTGTTCGAGGGTGCGGCGCACGGCGGACAACCGGGCGTGGACCGGGCCGACCTGTTCCCAGGCCAGTTCGGGGTTCGGCGGGCCCAGCTCGACGAGGCCGACGATCAGCCCTTCGAGGATGGGCAGGGACTTCTCCCACGCGGCGAGCTGCCTGGCGGCTTCGGCGGGTGGGGTGGTGTCGGGCTTCTTCTTCCGGTCCCGTACGCGGGGGGCGAGGCCCATCAGCTTCTGGTGGCCGGACCAGATGGATTCGCCGGTGTCGACGTCGGCCATGATCTGCTTCGCCTGGGCGCGCCGCTGCGGGTCGATCTGGATGTGGCCGTTGGCGGTCTGCCAGATGATTTCGACCCGGCGGGCGGTCTGGACGGAGATGCCGAACGGTTCGCAGATGACGCCGAGGGCGTAGTCCTCGCTGTTGCGGCTCTTGCGGCCGGGGGGCCGCAACCCTGCTTGGGTCTGCTTGCGCAGCTCGACGCCTCGACGGCGGGCGTCGTCGGCGCGTCTCGCAGCCGCTGGTGCGTCGAGGGTGCGCAGCAGATGCCAGAGGGTGCACACCTCGGACCAGGACATCTTCTTGGCGCAGGTTTCGTCCTCGATGTCGCCGATCAGCCGCTTCGCGGCGTCCTCGATGGTGTGGACGAACACGGCGGGGACGGACTCGCGGCCGAGGGCGTAGTGCGCGGTGAGGCGGCGGGAGCCGGAGATGAGGCTGCCGTCGGACCAGACGGTGATCGGCCGGTGTAGGCCTTCGGTCTGGATGCTCTTGACCAGGGGTGACAGGCTGCCGACCTTGGCGCGGACAGGATGGGTGCGGACCGATTCGCAGCGGATCAGGACCTCTTCCATCAGGCGGCGGCCAGCTCGTGCTCGGCGGCGTAGGCGCGCCAGTCCCAGCGGGGGTCCAGCTCGTCGATCGGGTCCTCCTCGACCGTCGGCTGCGGCACAGGGTCCGGCTTGGGCTGCGGGAAGTCCGGCGGAAGGTCCCCCGCATCAGGCAGCGGGATGCTGATGTACGCCTCGCCGAGGATCACCTGGTTGTAGGGGCGCGGCCGGTAGGCGTCGTCGGTGCCGGTCAGCTCGTGGGTGCCGGTGCTCTCGGAGCGCAGCAGCATCACGACCAGGGCGGCGAGCACGGCGAGCACGGCGGTGGTGGCGGCGACCGCCAGAGCGGCGGTGGGGTCGGTCATCGGGGCCTCCTCAGGTGGTGTTGACGGCCATCGTGCACTATCCGGTCCGCCCTGTCAACCCTAGCAGTACAGAGCGGACCGGAAGATCTTCACCGCTGTCCCGGGAGATCCCCGTCCTGTATGCTCGTGGCTAACGCAACCCCCCCCGGCACCCCTAAGGACCAATATGACCAGTACCAGCTACAAGACCTTGTGGCAGGAGGAGAAGCAGAAGACCGAGCAGCTGTGGGCGGAGGTCCAGCGGCTGCGCGCCGTCATCGACGCCAGCCCCGACGAGAAGGCCCGCGAGATCGAGCGCACCCGGCAGATCGTCGACCTCGCCGGGATCGCCCAGCACATGCGGGTCAACCGGTACACCCCACAGCAGTGGCGTCAGCGCGGTCTGCTGCCGCCCGTCGACTTCCCCGACATCAGCGAACCCCTGTGGTACGCGTCCACCATCGTCGAGAAGTTCGTCAAGCCGACCCGGCGGGTCTGGTACGACGACATGGAAGAGCTGCTGTCGCCCGCCGCATGACGGGTGCACAATAAAGCAGCGCCCCGGTCCGGCAAAGACCGAGGCGCTTCAAGGTTCTGCGACCCTCACTTTTATCTGCATCCCCGAGTCTACCCAAGGCATACAGCCGGGACAACTCGTGAGGGTGCCCTATCTGAAAGAGGCACCTTTGTCTTTCGAGACGTTGATCTGGGTCCGCACCCAGAAGACCGGCAGCCCTGTTCAGCGCTCCGTTCTACGGGTGCTCGCCGACCACGCGGGCCAGGACCACTCCTGCTACTTGAAGACCAGGCTTATCGCCGACGAGACGGACCTCAGCGACAGCGCCGTCCGCAAGGCCTTGATGAGCCTGATCGAGAAGGGCCTGGTCCGGGTCTACGAGCGTTACCACTCCAACGGAGCGCGCCGCACCAACCGCTATCAGGTGCTCGCGGAGGGCGTCGACACCCCCGAACCGGACGCCGAAGACTGGGCCGACGTCCGTCAGCGCTGCGCCGACACCCCCTCTCCAACAGAGCAGGGGGACCCTCTCCCAGGTGGAGGGGGGGGTCTCCCTGGTGGAGGGGGGACCCTCTCCCAGGTGGAGGGCTTTCCTTATACAGAAGCACCTAAGGAAGAAGCACCCGTTGTTAAGGGCCGCGCTGCGCGCCCGGCGACAGCGACCCGGGTGCCTGACAACTTCTGGCCTGACGAGAAGATGCGGGCCTGGTTCGACGAGAACTGCCTCGGTGACGTGATCAACGGCAAGACCGAGCACGAGAAGTTCATGGATTACTTCCGGGCCGCGCCCGGCATCAAGGGCCGCAAGACCGACTGGCCTGCCACGTGGCGCAACTGGATGCGCAACGCCGCCGAGCGCGCGGAACGCCGCCCCGGAACCGCCCTCATGCCCCCCTCCGGGCGGCCCAATGCCCTCGACCCCATAGGCGTGCCGTACAGGCCGAGCACCACCGATCAGCGCGTCGGCCAGGCCATGGCCCTCGCCGCCAAGTACGAGGAGCAGGGATTGTGAATCTTTCTCAGACCGCGAAGCTGCTGGGCGCGATGGCGGCCTTCGACCGGCGGACCGTCGGTGACATGGACGTCGCCGCGTGGCAGTCGGTGCTGGCCGACGTCGCCTTCGACGATGCCCTTCTGGCCGTCCGCGAGTGGTACGCGGACCAGACCGACTGGATGATGCCCGCGCACGTGCGCCGGGCCACCGAGCGGATGCAGCGGGAACGGGAGCGGGCGGCCCGTGCGACCGGCTGGGCCCCCGGCCAGGCCGGGGTGCCGAAGGACCAGGCGATGCCGGAGATCACCGGCCCGGTCGATGAGAGTGTCCTGACGCGCCCGGTACGGGAGCTGCTGGCGTCCATGGGCGTGCATCTGCGCGAGGGCTCCAGGGAGGCGCTGATGCCGCGCACGGTGGCATGGGAGAGGGAACACCAGGCGTACCTGCGGGTGCGGGACGGGGAGCCGAACCCGAACTACAAGCCCGCGCAGCAGTGGTGCAACTCGACGTGCCGTCCGGAGTCTCCGTGCGGCGACCCTCAGCACTGGTGGCAGGCCGATTGACACCTGGCGCAGGTAGTGTATGCTGTGGGCAGACAGTTACTCACGGAGGTACACATGGCAACAGTCGAAGTGGCCAACCCGCCCCACGCCAGCCTCGCCGGAGCGCTCGCCGCGTTCCAAGCCGAGCTGCCCAAACTCACCAAGGACGAGAAGGCCACCGTTAAGGGTCAGACAAAGGACGGCCGCCAGTACGACCGCTCCTACGGGTACGCCGACCTCGGCCAGGTCGTCGAGGCCGTACTTCCCGTCCTGGGCAAGCACGGCCTGTCGATCACCTCGGGAACCGTCTTCATCGGCGACAGCTTCGTCCTGGAGGTGACGCTGATGCACGAGAGCGGCGACGGGGAGCGCACGGCCGTCTGGCCGCTGCCGGACCCGCGCCGGTCCGGCCCGCAGGACATCGGCTCCGCCATGACCTACGGCCGCCGGTACCTGACCCTCGCGCTGACCGGCACCTACCCGGGCGGCGAGGACGACGACGGCGCGAAGGCCCAGAGTTACGCCCAGCAGGAACGGTGGGACAGCGCCCGGCCGCAGCAGGCCAGGCCCGTCTCCGCGCCCCCGGCACCACCGAAGACGGCGTGGACCGACGAGGAGGTCTACGCCTACCAGCAGAAGATCACCCAGTCCGATGTGACCCTGGCCGTCAAGGGCTACGACTGGATGGCCAGCATGGGCCTGCACGACCGGGAGGTCCACTACCCGACCGGAGACGTGCTGACCGCAACCCAGGTTCTGGCGTTCCGCCTCGCCGACCTCGCCGCCCATTCCGAGGCCGACCTGCGTGCCATCGCCCTCATCCGCGCCAACGCCGAGGACCGGGGCCTGCTCGGCACACCGGTGTCCGACTCCACCACCCTCGGCGAAGAGCTGGACCTGGCCCGCGACACCCTCCAGTCGCCCGCCAGCGGCGACGACGGGTCGGCGCAGGCCGCGATGCAGGGGACCGGCGACTAATGAACCGGAACCCGGCGCTCACCAACGACCTGGTGAGCGCCGGGTTCCACCTCATCCGATCCAACAAGCACCAGATCTGGGGATGCCCCTGCGGCCACGGCAGGGTCACCATCACCAGTTCCCGGCCCGGCGGGCGAGGCGACACCAACGCCCGCGCAGAGATCGCCCGCACGCTCCGCGCGTGCAAACCCCGGCAGGAGAAAGCAGCATGACCGACATCCCGGAGCTGACCGACGCGGAGAAGCTGGCCGCGCTCGGCACCTACATCAAAGTGCTGACCGCCATGGAGAGAGACCTCCGCACGGCAGTCGAGAAGGACATGGGCAAGCGGCACGTCGAGAAGGTCGGCGCGTACCTGCCCGACGGCACCAAGATGGCGTCCGTCAGCCGCTCAGGCGGCAAGAAGAGCGCCAAGGTCACCGACCCCGCCGCCGCGTTGCGCTGGTGCGAGAAGCAGCATCCGGACGAGATCGTGAAGACCGTCAACCCGGGATACCTGAAGGTGCTTGTCGACTTCGCTGCTCGGGTCCATGCCGTCGGCGAACACGGAATCGACCCTGTGACCGGCGAGGAGCTGTCCTTCATCGAGGTGGTGCAGGGCTCCCCGTACGTCACGATCACCACCACCACCGAGGGTGTCTCGACGATGACGTCCCTGGCGCACGGCTTCGCCGGGATGCTGGAGGGGCCGAAGCCCGCGTACGACCCGGACTTCGCTGACCGGCTGGAGAGCGGCGGGTACCGCTGATGGCTACCTTCTCCGCCGCGTACGCGGGCCGGTGCGGGAACTGCGGCGAGCCGTTCGCGCCCGGGGCTGAGGTCTACTACGACGCCGATGACAGCCTCAACGGCCAGGAGTGCTGCGGCCTGGACGACGACCGGAACGCGGTACGCGGCGCTGAGGCGCTGACCGCCCCGGCCGACAAGGTGATGCCGCGCGGCCGGACCGCCGGGGACCGGTGCGACCGGTGCTTCCAGATCCCGGCGTCCAATGGCTCCTGCGGGTGCTCGTGAGTCGCCGATACCGGTGGCGTCGCCGGGTGGTCCGCACTCCGGCTCCGCGCCCGCGCGGGCGAGTCCAGCTCCTCATCAGCCAGCACGAGGCCCTGATCCTCCCGCAATCGTTTTTGATCATGAGCGGCGACACCATGCGCGTCGTCCTCACCGCGACCATCCAGGGCACCGAGCCCGGGGACTTCCGCATCGTCAACCTTCCCGTAACCATCCAGGCGCGCATCGCCTGACCAGGAGGAGAAACCCCCATGAAGCGCACCCTCGCCCTCGCCGCCGTCGGCGGCATGGCCCTGATCAGCCTCACCGGCTGCTGGGGCAACCACGCCAGCAACAACAAGAGCGTCGTGCAGCCGACCGGCCCCGCCACGATCGTCCAGTTCCCGTACGGCTTCCGGAACGTCGCGTACAAGTGCGACGGCCCGAACATGGTCTACAGCGGCTCCGCCGGGGCCGACGACTCGCTGCCCCCGAGTATCGCGGTCGTCGCGGACGACCCGCGCTGCACGAACAAGTGAAGCGCCTCCTGATCGCCCTCGCCGTGGCGGCTGCCATCGCCACGGCGGGGTGCGACCCGAACCACGGGTCCACCAAGCCGAAGCCCACCCCGAAGCCCGCCAGCAGCGAGCAGCAGTTCAAGAACACCTGCCGCCTCAAGGGCGGAACCCCGGTCATCACCCGCCGGAACGGGAAGTCCGAATACAACTGCGTGCCGCCGCCCGGCGGGTGGTCCTGATGGACAAGCTCGGCTGGCCGGAAGCGGCGGTGCTCATCGTGGTCGTCCTCGCCGTCGTCGTTATCTCCATCTTCGGGCACTGACCGTTACCCTGGTCGGCATGAAGCTCGGACAGCTCGCCGCTGACCTGGGATACGCGATCAGCCGCTCCTTCGCCGTCACGCCCAAGGGCGCAGCGGGGGAGGAGCGGCTGGACTCGTACTGGACCGCAGGCGCGGGCGCGGCGAAGATCCGCTGGCAGGAGCCGTGCGCGTTCTGCCGCTGCAAGGAGCGCCTGGGTAAGTACATCCACGGCAACAAGCTGGACGGTCACTGCGCGAATCTGGAGAAGCGGGCGACTGGCCACTGGCCGAACCCGCAACACTCCAAGACAAAGCACTGCCCCTGCTAGCCTCCATGGTGTATGCTTATGACATACAGAGATGGAGGAGCGCATGCCGTACACCTCGCAGGGCTACATGACCGCCGCCGACCTCACCGACCACGAGGCGCTGACCGACACCGGCCCCAGCCCAGACTGCCCCGGCCACCCGGACGACCTGGACAAGGGCAACCCCTTCCCGGTCTACTGCTCGCGCGCCGAAGGCTGCACCGGCGAGGCCGACGCCACCTTCGACTACTTCGACGTCTGCCCGGTCCCGTGACCAGCTTCGACGTCGCAAAAGCCCTCGCGTCCGCCCGCTCGTACGGGCTGTGCGAGGGCTGCCGCATTCCCGGACGCCTCGACCCGCACCACCGGATGACCCGAGGCTCAGGGGGCGTTCACGGGGCCGCTAGCGCCGTCTCTAACGACGTCCGCAACATCCTCATGCTGTGCCGCCCCTGTCACGACCGGACCCTCTCGGACGCGGCCACGTGCATCGGCCTGGGCTGGGTCGTGGAGCGCCGGGCTGGCGTCGACCCGCTTGAGGTGCCCGCGTACATCTGGACCGTCAACGGCCGAGGCTGGTGGCATCTCACCGAGGACGGCGGCTACCGCTGGGACGACGTGTTGAACGTTCAAGACGGCTACCGGATCAGCTACGAGGTCGAGGGGTGAACAGCCGGGGCCGTCGCACGCAACGCCGGGCGGCGCAGCGCCGGGAGGAGAAGGCCGAGCGGCGTAAGCGTCTCGAACTACAGCGCTCGTACCGCCCGAAGAAGCGCAAGAAGGGCTGATCGTGAACCGGTGCATCACCTGCGGCCAGCCGACCCGGAGGCGCTGGTGCGGCTGGCCGGTCTGCTACGACTGCGCAGGAGCCAAGATCAAAAACGAGGGGAGTAGACGATGGGTTTCTTCGAGAGCATGCGCAACGTCATCACCGGCGAGAAGGCCAGCAAGGCGAAGACCCCGCCCATGCAGAGGCAGAAGCCGGTCTACGGCGACAAGAAGATGGTCAAGGCGATCAAGCCGAAGAAGGGCAAGAGCAAGTGACCGTCGACCATCCGCAGTTCGGACTCATGTGCGAGATCTGCTTCTGCAGCCTGACGCCCGAGGAGTGCGCCCGCGACACCGACGGCCAGGCCTGGGATGTCTGCAAGGGCGAATGCGCCCAGCAGGCGGGTATCCGTGAGGCTTACGAGTTGAACATCTTCAACGACCCCGCCAGCGTCGCGCCCCTACGGGCCAAGAAGCGAGTACGCAGCGGCCTTGACCTGGGCGGAGTCAGCGTTCCACAGGAGCTGTGAGCCGTAGTACTGGAGCGGGAACGGCCCGACGATCTGCACACCGCTGGCCGCGGCCGGGACCGTGTACGAGCGGGGCCCGGCCGTCAGCCCGTCAACCCCCGACACCACCGTCACGGTAAGGCCGTGCGTACTGGCGTCACCGGACACCACCGCAAGGATCGTGGCCCCGTCGTTCGGGGTGACGTTCCCGTTGGCCACGTCCCCGCCCGTCGTCGGCGTCGGGAAGGCGACCAGCGCGGTACGGGTCACGCTGGTGACGGGGAGTGCGGTACGACCGGCCATGCTGCCCTCGTTTCGAGTAGCGTTTCTAGTGGGTATCAGGATCGCATGTTTGCCCTGGTTGCAGCGATCGTCTGGTTCCTCGCCGCGTTTGGAGTAGGGCTCGGCCCGATCAACATGCTGCTGTTCGGTCTGGCCTTCCTCGGCCTGCACTTCGCCTTCTCGTGGGGGCTGCCGGTGGCGTCCCCGTGGCACCGCAACCCCAACGCTTGACACTCCTGTCAACCCTGCTGTATGCTTATGGCAGACAACGACGAGGAGGACCCCATGACCACCACCACGCGACCCGCCGTCGGCTCGACCGTCACCCTCACCTGCGGCCTGACGGTCACCGTCACCGGCCACTACCCCAAGTTCCCGTGGCTGTTCGCCATCAAGGCCGCCGACGGCCGGGAGGCAACCGCCAGCCTCACCGAGATCGCCTGACCAGCCGACAGGAAAGCCCCCGAGCCGAAAGGCCGGGGGCTTTCCTGTTTGGGGGGCTACGCCGAATGGCACCAGCAGACGCACGGCGACCCGCAGAACTTGCACGTCGCCGCCGTCTTGATGCTCCCGTCGTACCGGCGGGCCTCCACCTTGCAGTACTCGTGATCGCCGTGCAGGCAGCCGGTCGACAGATACCGGTGCACGCCGTCGTCGTCGACAACGACCACAGCCAGCGGGTCGTCCGGCTGCCGGACCGGCATGGTCATGTCAGGAGTTACCGAACCGCTGCGCGCGAGGGTCAGCCGGAGGGATCAGCGCGGCCGGGACCAGCTCCCGGCCCAGGTTGTCCCTCGGGTCGACGACCGGCGTCACGTGCTGCCGGGCGTACGCGGTCAGGATGAGCTGGAGCGCCCCCGCCGCCGCGTCCGCCCACCGGGCCGCTGAGCCGTGCAGGACGCCCGATCCCTGCAACACCACCAGCACACCCAGGACCAGCGCCCCCCAGGTCACCAGAGTGGCGATGGGGGCCTTCTTGAAGGTGTTCACGCACCCTCCTCGGCGGGCGGTACGGCGGACGCGCTGGACGGCACCGAGTGCATGCCGATGATCAGCTCGGCGGCCTGGGCGATCCGGGCCAGCGGCGAGGTGGCCGGGACCTGCTGGCCGAGAGGCTTGCCGTCCTTGTCTTTGTCGGGGGTGCCGTGCAGGAAGTTGCGCTGCACCTGCATGTCGTCCTGGTGCTGGGCGGTGGTCCGGCCCGGGTAGCCCGAGGACCAGCCCGAGGCGTTCAGGTTGGTGTCGGCGGCGAGCAGGGGGGTGACCTGCGCCTTCACCTGCGCGGCGATCGTGTTCGTGAGCCAGGTCTTGTCGGCGGCGGTGAGTGCCACGGCGATGTCCTCCAGCGTCCAGGATTGCGTCTTGGTGTCGTACGAGCCGTTGTGCCGCCCGGAGAAGTGGGCGTGCTCGGTGTGCGGGCTCGCGCCGGTGTAGGTCTTCTGCACCCAGCCGGACGACCGGGACCAGATCCGGCGGAAGTAGATGATGTATTCGAGGCGCTGCTCCGCGCCGGAGCGGCAGCGCTTCAGCAGGTACTGGACGACCCCCTCCATGGGGTCGCTGAACCCTTCGACGGCGATCCGCAGCGTGTTGTCCACGTCGATCGCACGGACCTCGTGCTTGCCGTCGCGGTCGTTGTAGGCGGCCTTGCTGCCTGCCGTGTCGTCCGGGTTGTGGTCCGACACCTCGGTCTGGTGGGCGGCGTTGCCGATGGAGCCGTCCGAGGCGTGGTCGCGGCCGGGGGCGATGAAGTCGAACTCGGCGAACAACTGCTTGAGACTCGGGATCAAGATCCAGTCAGTCATCTTCCATCTTCCCTCCTCCTTGACGGCCCCCACGATACGCCAGCCACCTCCGGCGCAGTTGAAGATCGAAAATGATCCAGGAACGCCAGGCGAGCACGGCCGGAAGGCCGAACGCCAGCGACAGCACCCGCAGCCACATGAACCAGGCGGTGTCATGGACGAAGTGCGCCACCGTGGTGAGGTCGAGAATCCAGGCAATGACGAGCATGTACCAGAAGACGTGCCAGCCACCCCGGGACTCCCAGAAACGAGCGGTCACGGCGAAACCGGCGAACCCTGCCGATGCGATAACTGCGGAGACATAAAGGCCAATTGTTCCTATCAGGTACGGGGTCACTCGCCACCTCGGAGAATCGCGTCAATCATGGGACCAACATGATTGTCCGCCCGCAGCTTCCGCAACGACGCCGTAACAGCATCGACGCGCGGCACCAGAGACTCGACGCGGCGCTGCTGACGCTCCGCAGCATCGCGTAGCTCTTCGGCCGCCCGTACCGCCTCCTCGACCTGCTGCACCTTCTTGCGCCATAGTCTCCGCGTCACGAGGAACCACCTCGTCTCTGATTGTGGTCCCGGTCCGCTCGCTCGCGCAGGGCCTTCAGGACCTTGTCCTGGTTCTCAGCGAGGACCAGCAGCTTCGCCAGCGACGCGACCATCGACTCGATGCTCTTGGTGTTGGCCGCCATACCCGCCTCGGCGATCTCCGCCCGTTTCTCGGCCCCGAGACGAAGTTGCTCCGCGACATTCGCCGCCAGAATCTTTCCTCGCAGCATCGCATAGAACACGGCGACGAGCGCAGAGAAGAGGCCTCCGATCAGGAACCAGGGCAGGTTTTGCGCGTTCACTTGTATCATTTCGCCCCGTTCTGACCAGCCCAGATATCTGGCGTTAATCCTTTCATAAAGGACTGACATTTTAGGCGACGGACTTGAGGCCGACCATCGACAGCGACAACTGGGGCGGAATCACCGTGTCCGTGTTGAACGGACCGGCCGGGGTGCCGTTCCAGTACAGCTTCAGTTCCAGGTAGTCGCCCGCGTTCAGCGGCCACATGGTCAGCGCCGACCCCCACACCTGCCCGGCAACCGTGCTGATCGGGGAGAACTTGTGGCCCTGCTGCCAGGTCGTCGCGCCGTTGAGCCCGACCGCCACCTGGATCACACCGTTAGCCCCCAGCGCCGAGCCGAGGTTGACGCCGCCGAACGCCGACGCCAGCACCAGGCACGCCGTCGGCGCGGTCAGCCGGGTCGGGTTACCGGCGGCCCACCACGGCGCGTTGGCCAGGGCGCTGTTCGCCCCGTTGTTCAGCGTGATCGAGTCGAAGGTGATCGTCGTCAGGGTGTTCTTGACCAGGCTGACGGCGGCGTTACGCCGGGCCACGACCGACGCGAAGCGGGAGAAGTCGGTGGCCAGCTTCTGCGTAGCGACCAGCGCCTGGTCGATGTCGTTGGCCATCGACTGCACGTCGGCAGCCGAGACCACATCCGAGGCCCACGGGTAGCGAATCCGCTCGTACGGGGTCTTACGCATGAACGCCATTCAGCTCACCGGTCCCAGGTAGAGGCCCCAGAAAGTCGACCCGGCGGAGATCGCTTTCTGCGTGCTGCCGGACAACTCCAGGTTGGCGCTGACGGTGCCCTGATAGAGCGACTTGATGACGAACACGTTGAGCCATTCGCCGTTGCTGTTCGACTCGTCGTTGCGCTGGGTGCCGTACGTGGTAGTGGACAGGCCGCTGACCTGGTCGATGGTGCTGACCGAGAGCTGCGCTTCCACCAAGTCTCCGACAACGGGGGTGCCGGAGATGGCGGCGGTGAGAATGGTGCAGCCGAACATCCACCACGACGGCGGCTGGGAATCGGGCTGGAACCAGCC